AAAACCACACGCCAATAAGCCCGCCCCGGATGGCCGGGGTGGCTTTGGCTCCAAAGATGTGGTGGCGCAGCGCCTCGTCCAGCCCAATCCGCTGGATCTCGTCTAGGTCAAGGCAGGGGACAAAGAATCCCTGCCCCTTACGCAGCTTTGACCAAGGAAAGAGGCGGTGGTGGTTGGAGGGCGAGGTCTTCGTCATCGGCTTTCATTGTGATCTGCGTTGCCGCCACCCGCATCGGGGGCGCGTCAGTGCGCGAGAGCATGTCTTTCTTCTTGTGGAAGCGCACCATGTAGTCCTGCTGAATCTCCCGCTTCCAGTTGGAGAAGCTGAAGCTTCGGTTTGAGCAGTACCCACGGATGAGGCGGTCTTCAAGGAACAGGTCGATGTAGCCGTCATCACGCATCTCGATGCGCCCCATGACCTCGGAGCGGGCGGTGTTCTTGCCAACCACTGAACCATCGTGGAAGTGTGCCAGCGGCCCTGCCTTGGTTCCCATCTTGACCACCACAAACTTGCCTTGGTTCTCCTGAATGAAGTTGTTGAGGATGTCGCTGGCCGTGATCACACTGCCCGTGATGGCGCTGCGCATCATGTCAACCGACCTGCCGTAGGCGTTCAGGATCTCTTCCATTGGGATGTCGGCAATCCCAAGGTGTTGGCTGTTGAACAAAAGCCCAGCGCACACGCCACAGGCAATGCCAGCCATCCAGAACCGCTCATCGTTGGGGGCGCTGTAGTGGGCGTACATCTGCTGGACTGTCTGAGGCACGAGGGTGCGCAAGTCGCCCATGTTGTCCACCATGTACTGTGCCAGCCGCTCACCGACCACTGCGTAATTTTGCTGTAAGGACTTGATCAGCTCGATCTCTTCAGGCGTCCACTTGAGCTTCTCATCGAACGAAAACTCCAGCAAGCGGCGCAGTTCACCCTCAGACGAGTGCAGCCGCTCACCCGCCAAGTAGTCAAGGGAGTTCCGATTGGAGGACATAATCGCAAGCGTTGCCCAGATAGACAGATTCAATCGTTCCTTGTTCGCGCCAGACTCCATGCGTTCCTTGCCGCGCCCTTCGCTCATACTGAACAGGAAGGCTGGGAACCACTCGAAGTCCTTGCGGTTGTTGGTCGTGATCTCATCGGTGATGAGCGGCATGCTCCTCAGAAGTCCCAAGCGCTGCTGCATGGCAACCGCCGATGTGCCAGCACCCGTGCGGTAGTGGATGGGGTGGCCCCAGACGGAGGCGGCGAGGTCCAGCGCCAAGGTCTTGCCAGTGCCTGATCCCCGTGACGTGCAGTGGGCGGTCATGCCGTAGAGCCCCGTGAAGCGCATGAGGGGCGCTCCAGCACCGAGCAAGAGAATGGCCAGCTGATCCCAGAGCTTGCGCCGAATCATCATGTTGACGATCTTCTGCCAGTTCTCCAGCGTCCCGGTGGGCTGGGTGTTGGCCACGATGTTCTCAAGCCCGTTCATGGGCACGACCATCGGGGCGGTGTTGGCCTTGTAGATGCGCCCAGCAAACACGAACGTGCCGTCATCTTGCCAGCCGTAGCTGGATGGCAGCTTGATCGGGTCGCGCTCGATGCTGAGTTTCTCAATGGAAGCGCGGATGTATTCGTAGAAGTTCTTGTCGTTGCCAGACCCGAAGGAGGCCATGATGTTCTTGCTGGCAAGGTGCTTGATCGTCTCGTCCTTGGTGGCTATGCACTTCTGGGGCAGCGTGATGTTTTGCACCTTCTTGTTGCGAATGGCAACCATGTGGACTTCGTGGATGCCGTTGTTGTTGAGCAGCTCCACTGGGAAGAAGTCGTAGGCGCACAGCATGACTGAGCGTTTGATTTCGTTGCCGTCTGAGTCTTCGTCCGTGCGCTCCATGAACACGCCGCCGTTCTTGCCGTAGGCGTAGCCCCGTGGGGGCTCAGGGCGCAGAACCTGAAGAGGTTCCTCTTGTGAGTCATTGTCCACTTCCACAAATGATGACTCGGTCACCACGGCAATCTCTCGCCCCAACGCAAGCGGGTTTGTGATCTTGCCCCAGTGCGGGCAGTTTGTGCACAGGCCGGGGTTCTCAGAGTCAAACTTGATGCAGGGGTACGGGCCTTTGATCTCGGCCAGCTTCTTGTTCATGCGCTCATGGTCGTAGGGGTGCAGGTTACTGAGCCACACTGCGGCTTTGCCGCCAGAGCGGCTCCATGCCGTCATCTTCTGCGTTCTCCACATAGTGCTGGAGCTGGGCACAGCCTTTGCCAGCTTTGGTTTTGACGATGATGTTTTTGAATTTGGTCACGCTGTTTTGCACGAGCGGCGCAAGAACAGAAGGAGTGACACTGGTCGTTGGCTTCTTGCCAGCCAAGGCCAAGGGCGGGGCGGCGGGAGCAGTCGATACTGGGACGGGGGTTTTGAGAGCGCTTGTGATGACGGACTCAAGGTCTTCAAAAGAGAAGGTGTCTCCCTCGGCCAGAATCTGCACGGGGCGCGGCGCTGGGTACTTCTTCTTGTGGTTGCGGGTTCCCGGCACACGCAAGACACGGGCGGCGTCAGCCGTCACAGTCATGTCGATCTTCATGTCCTGCTGCTTGCACAGGCGCTTGAGCCTCTCAGCCACGGGCTTCCACCGCTCAATCGTCACATCTTCAGTGAACGGCCAGTACACATGGATGCCGCCGCCAGACCCAACGATGTAGGGTGTGCCAAGCAGATCCAGCCCCACCTCTGCGCTGAAGGCTTGCAGGGCTTGGGCCGCAGCTTTCTTCGACTCATAGCCGTCCATGTCAATGAACAGGCTTTTGATGTATCTGGCGTTGACCGCTTCGCGGTTGCCGTACTCTTCGAATGTTGCCAACGCAAAGTAAATGTCTCGGTTACTTGCGTCCCAACGATTGATTGGGGGCTCCAACCCCAGAACATCCAGTGAATACCAGTGCTCTTTTTTTCTTGTGCTCAGTTCGGCCGCGCAGTAAAACCCGTTACCAGCAGACGGCAAAACCACCGCTAGGAATTCAAGCGGAGTCATGGTTGTCCTTTGGGCGAGTTACAGGGGCAGTTCGAGTTGGTTTGGGTTGCGTGGGCTTTCGTCCGCAATCGACACGGCAGCGCCCTGCGTGTAGAAGTTCAGGCGGCGCACAACTTCAATCTGGAAGCTCTTGGTCATCGTTCCATCTTGCGCCATCTCAGCGGCAAAGCGGACAAGTTCTTTGTTGGTCAATCGACGAGGTTCAATTCCTGACATACAGTCCTCCATGCGGCATCCGCGCTGTTTGAGTTTTGAAGAATCTTGAGCAACCACTCGGCACGATCACGATACGCCGGGAAGATTTCTTTGCCCAAGAACCAGTTGTAGACGGTCTGGCGGGTGACCCCCAGCGCCTTTGAGATTCGCACGACTGAGAAGTCGTGATAGATGGCCCAGCGCCCGAGCTGGTTGCCCAGCGACTTTGGCGTGTCGGCCACCTTGTTGATGATGTCTTGTGAATATGGCATGTTGTTGGTGGGGGGCGTTACGGTTGCGAACCGTGCAGTGTGCCGAGGATGAGGGTCACGTAGAGTATTGGTGCACCAAGTGACTCCAGAGGCTTCCTTTGACCGACTAACGACTGCCGCCCCCCATAACTCCTTACTCGTCGTCCCACTCACCAACGATGTCGGCAAGCTTGGACTTCTTGGCAGGGACTGCGCTGGGCTTTGCCGTCTCCTTGCGGACTTCAGGCTCATCGTCAGCGTCAGCCACTGGCTTGGTCTTGGAACCCTTGACCACGACCTCCTCTTCCGGCTCAGGCTGAGGCTCGGCTTTGGGTGCGGGCTTGGCGGGGTTCTTGCCAGCAATCTTCATCTCCGGGGCTTTGACCCCATCGGCTTGCGCCACAGTCAGGGTGACTGCGCGGCGGGCATCTTCGCTATTGCCTTGGGCGGTCACAGTCTCGTACTCGTCATCCGTGAGCCAGCGCACGGGCTGGAAGTACAACTTGGGGCTCTCTGCCTTGGTGTCGAACTTCATGCGGGTGACGATCTGCTCGGGGTTGACGGGAGGGTTCTGCGCCGCGAGGTAGCGGGCAAAGGCTTGCAAAGGACGCTTGTCGCCTTCTTCCTTACCGAAGATGGAAGTGGCGGGCAAAGTCAACTGCAACACATCACCACCGGGGTTGTTCTCCAGCACCACTGCAAGACGCTGTTGGAAGCGGCATGCGCGGCTGTTGCCCTGACCAGAACCAGCTTGGTTCATGGGGCATCCAGCGCAGTTGTGGAATTGAGGCTCCTTGATCGAAGCATCGGGCTTCTCGCCATCGTTGCTCCAGCAGTCAGGCCCGGTGATCTTGTCGGCATCGTACGCGCCAGCGTAGTAGATGCGGCTGACCTTGGGGGCAGCTTTGACAATGACCACATCGAGGTGACGATCTTCAATGGAAGCGATCTCTTTGCCACCAGCCACCAGTCGAAACACACCGCCCTTGATGGAGATGCGCTTGGTTGAGAGGCCAGTGCCGCCGCCCGTGAGGGCTTTAGCGGTGTCGGACAGCTCGTTGTTACGAGCGAAGGCGGGGACGTTTGCAGATGAAAAAAGCGTGATGTTGCTCATGGTTGCGTTACTTTCTTGCTTGGGTTACACGAAGTTCAAAGTCTGAAAATGAATTCAGACCGGGGGGCACTACGCCCGGGTTTTCCTCAAGGAATGTGGCGATGTTCCCTTGACTGATACGTTGCTCAAACAACTCAGGAACCTGATGCTCAAGAACGAACTTCTTGAACGAATCCCAGTCGTCAGTGCTGTACCGCGTCTTGTAGATCATCGACACACGGCCTAGGGGACTGTTGATCGATGTGACGCCAAGCGCCTTCATTCGATCTTTGATTGCCATGCGCACTTCCGTGCGCTGTTCTTCCAGTGCCGCAACTTCAGCATCGAGTGCGCTGATGCGGGCTTTGATCTTTCCATGAATGGAAATGAGTTTGTCGAGGGGTATACCCTCTGTTTCGTCTGACATTTGCTACTCCTTGTTTTTGTCTAGTGTTTGACAGTTTACATGGTTTGCTGTGGTGTGCAACCCCCCTTCACGAATTAAGTTCGATCTTGAACATCTCAGTCAGCAGGTTGTTGTCGTCAACCTTACTGGTGAGGGCTTTGAACATTTTTTTCTCAATCGGGCTACCTTGGATGTGGACAACCGTAACTTTGTCACTCGTCTGCCCCTTGCGGTCAGCGCGGGCAATGCACTGGATGTACTGCTCCACGCTCATGAGCGGCCCGAAAAACACCACCGTGTCGGCAGCAGTTAGGGTAATCCCGTGTGCCGTGGCGGCGGGCTGCATCACCAGCACACGGGTGTCTGGGCGGTTCTGGAAGCGGCTGATGATGTCAGCGCGTTTGCTTGGGGTCACGCCGCCGTGGATCGTCTCGTTGGCAATGTTGCACTTGGTGAGGTGGTTCTGGATGGTCTCAAGGATGGAGCGGTACATGGCGAAGACGATGACCTTGCGGCTCGTCTCTTCCAGAATCTCCTCCAGCACGCCAAGGCGCGGCGCAGCATCGAACTCCACCACTTCACCATCGTCTGTGTACGCCGCCCCGCAGGAGATCTGCAAGAGCTTGTTCACGCCAGTGGCCGCGTTGACTGCGGTGATGGTCTCCCCTGCGGCTTGCACCAGCATGCGCTCCTTGAGCAGGTCGTAGTACTTCTTCTGCTGGGGTGTGAGCGGCACTTCCCGAGTCATGGTCATGACGGGCGGCAAGTCCAAACACTGATCCTTGGTAAAGCGGATGGCCGGTTGCAAGGCGTTGAACACCTGCTCCTTGGCGTTTGGTTTGGGGAGCCACTTGAACATGGTGATCTTGTTCATCACCTGATCGCGCCACGCCGTGAAGAACCTTGGCACTCCATCGGGGTTGACGAGCTTGGCCAAACCGTACGCATCGACAGGCGACTGCGACGCGGGAGTGCCGGTCATCATCCACAGCAGAGTGTTGGGGTGCATGATGGACTTCAAGGTCTTCCATCGCTTGGTGGAGATGTTCTTGTAGGCGTTGGCTTCATCCACGATCACCAGATCAAAGCGCCCGTCATTGATCACCTCGTCAGCAATTAGGTTCAGGCCATCGTAGTTGATGATCACGAATTCGTAATCGCCTTGGATCATCTCGATGCGGCGGGTGGACTTGGTGTGGTGCGCCACCACTGCGCTTCTGTGCAGGACGGAGTTGTTCAAGTCGTTGAGCCACGCGCTGTGCATGATCGACAGTGGGCACAGGATCAAGCATCGGCGTACCACGCCGCGAGTCATCAGGTAGTCAGCCGCCCAGAGGGCAGAGAGTGTCTTGCCCGTGCCGGGATCGTTGAACACAAACGCACGGTTGTGCATGGTGAGGAACGCCGCAGTGTCCACCTGATGCTGCATGGGCTTGTAGCGTCCGGGCCAGTTGTAGCGCCGGGTGATGGGGGACGGCACGTCCTTGACGCCCAAGTTCTTGAGCACCTTCATCTCGTCCAGCCCCCAGTACACCGCCACCTCGTAGGTGTCGCCCTCTTGCTTCACGATCTTGTGCTTGGGGATGACGCTGTACTTGTGCGGTGTGCGTGTTTTAAACACTACCGCTTTGTCTTCTACGATCTCCATTGCTCCTCCTTTTTATTTATCGCTCATGTTTGCTTTGGGGCTTCGCAGTCGTGTGTTGCCTTTGGTTGACTTGCCTCCCGCACGCAGGGGTTTGATGTGGTCGATGTGCTTGCCGTCCCGATCCACGCCAGCCTTGTCGTATGCACGACGCGCTCGCTGGCGCTCGATCTGATCTTTGGTTTCACCTGATTGTTTTTGCAGCTTGTAAGCATGCTTGTAGTCTCGCTTTCCGTTTGTTTGTGTCATGTCAGTTCCTTTTCGTGTTGTACTCGCATGTCACCACTGGACACCAGCCGCAGAGCGGCGTGGGCTTTGGGTTCCACACACCCGTTGCATGTGCCTGTTCGATGCGGGCGACACGCTCCCGATAGTCCCACCAATGTGCTTCAGAGTCTTCTACCAAGTAGCTGCTCTTCTTCATATCGTTCTTCACAACGAACAACAACGCGCCGTTGACCTTGCGGATGTGGGGGAAGTGGGCAAACACCATCAGCGCCATGAGCTTGAGCTGCTCAGTGTCTGGGTACTTGTTGTTGCCCGTCTTGTAGTCCACCACCCGTGCGGTCAGGTTGTCGTCGTCAATGATCAATAGGTCAGCGATCCCGCGCACCCACACGTCCTTGGCCATGAATGCGCAGGGTGTGAGGTCAACACGCAACCCCATCTCGTATTCGCAGAGCTTGCGCCCGGGCTTGGCCTTGAGCGCGTCCAGTGTGTCCTTGATGTACTCGAACTGCTTGGGCAGCGGCGTGTCGTCCTTGATGTAGAACTCTGCCGCTTCGTGCAGTTGCTTGCCGTAGATCGTGGCGTCGGTGTCTGTGAACGGGTGTTTCTTCAACACCTTCACCTCGTGGTAACGGCGGGGGCAACCTTCGTAATCTTTCAAGGAGCTGTGGCTCCATTTGACTGTCATGCGTCCCACCTTGACTTCATTCTCAGTTTGCACTGCACCCAGTGCTTGAACATCCACCACCAATTACTTGACATGGTATCCATGCGTTTACGAGTCTCGTGCAGCTCAGCCATGGTTTCGGTGTGGAGCATGGCCAAGCGCTCATACGCGGCTTGTATATTTTTCTCGTCCATCAAAACCTCGCTGATTTGATTGCACGGTAGAGGCGTCTGCTGAACTCCTCCACAAAGCGTTCGTTGTTGTTGAGTTTGTGTTCGCCCATGTCTTCAAGGATGGCATGAGTCAGCTCGTGCCAGAACGTCTCCTGCATGAGCGGGTACGACTTGGCAAGCAGCTGGATGCGGCGTTCGTTGTAGTTGATCTCACCCATGTGCGCCTTGCGCTTCATGGCTTGCGCCACCTCGATGCTGTACCACTTGTCGCCAACCTTGACTTTGCGTGGCAACGATTGCGTCTCGTCTGTCATTGTTTTGCTTCTCCATATCTGCGGTGTGCGCCACCATCTGCGGCCAGAGGGATCCCCGGCAAGTAACTAGGCTCCATGGTCATCTGCGCCAAGACCCAAGTCTTAGCGTGTTCGACCTCCTCATCAGGCACGACAGCAATCAGTTCATCATGCACCGTGCCCTTGACGGGGTACTGTTTGTTGACTCTCAGCATCCCGTCTGTCATCACAATCCTCGCCGTGCCTTGCACGATGTTGTTTGTGATTTTCCCGCCGTACAGCTTGGTTGGCTTCACGCCTTCCTCACCGTACACCCATTCCCATTGTTTCGATTCTTTGTTCTTGACTGCGCGTAGGTTCGTGTATTTGAGCGACATCCCGCTGGGAAGAACGATCTCTTCTTTGCGGAACGTAAGGCATTTATACACGAATTCTTTGCCCCCGTAAAGGCTTGACTCGATGAGCTGGGTGCACATGTCCCAGAACGCCACCACCGGGTATGCGGTCTGCCTGTAGATGTCGATGATCTTCTTGGCCGCTACGCAGTGAACAAGTAATTCCTCGTCCGTACAAGTGTGCGGTATGGCTTCCATCTTTTTAAGGTTGTCACTGTTGTCGAGGAACCTCTCGATGTATTCAGCGGTGACACCAAGTTTTTTGGCGAAGTCTTTCTCATACCTGACGGGCGGGGCACCAAGGAAGCCCACCAATAACTGGGTAGAGAAACTCGCCCACCCGAGGCCATAGCCGCACCCAAGGAGTGCACTCTTGGCAGATTGCCGTAGGTCAGGGTGACTTTCTTTAGAAAGCCCGGGAATGTTGAACATCTGAGCGCCGAACGCAGCGTAAGGGTCACCTCCAGCCCGGAAGATTGCCAGCATGTCTTCGTAATCTGCCAGCCACGCAAGAACTCGTGGCTCAATCTGGGACAGGTCGCCCACCACGAGTTGGTGGCCTTCGGGAGCCATAACCGCTTTACGCAGGAATGATCCGCGCTTGAGGTTTTGCATGTTGATGGCTGACCCTTTGCTGGCTGTCCAGCGCCCGGTCTGAGCCCCAAAGTAACTAAGCGGAACCGGGAGAGCCCCACGCTGAGAGATGTCGTAGAACCTTTGCGCCCGGGTTCGCTCAGTGGTTGATTTAACCCGAAGGCGCGCTTCACAAAGAAGGGCAATGTCTTCACGTTCACTGTTAAGTAACGCTTGGAAGTGGGCATCGTTCTTCGCCAGTGCAAGTGTTTCTTTCCCGGTAGTCTTACTGGTTTTCTTCGGGGCAGGAATCCCGAGCGAATCAAGTACGGCAGCAAACTTTGGATTCGATGCCAATGCAGCTTCCTCGATACCGAGGCGTGTGAGTAGGTCTTCACGGGATGCTTTCTCCTCTTCGATTGCTTTGAGTAAAAGTTCAGCGTCAAGCTCAAGCACCGGGTCGGTGTACATCTTGAGCGTCATGTCAATCAGTCGCAGCTCTTTGGTAGGGTATTCTGCCGAGAGACGCCGAAATACTTCTTCACATAAAAAGACGTCGTGCTTGCAGTATTCAGCAAGTTCGGCCTCAACCTCAAGATCCAGTTCACTGAGTCCATCGGTTGAATGTACGGCTCTCCCTTTGGGGGGAAGACTAAAATCTGCTGCGAGTTTTGCGAGGGAATTGCCAACCTCCACGCCGCGTAAAGCTCTTGCCATTGATAACGTGTCGAAGATGAACGCGGGGCGCACACCGTATCGCCACGACATAATTGAGATATCGAACTGTGCGTTGTGCGCAAGCGCTGCGGTTCGCCCCCAATCGATTCCAGAAAAGAACTCAGGTATGTCTGGTCCTCTAACCCATTGGATCGGATCGTCGCTTCCAAATAGATGGGCACAAACTCCGAATGCTGTAAACCTCTCGTCACGGATGTACTCCTCTGTTGTCATCTTGCTGAGTGTGTAGTTCTTGCTGTCCCAGCGTGTTTCAAAATCAATTGCAATGATCTGGTCGTACGGTTTGCTCAATTAAACATCTCCTTGGGTGGGGCGTCGTTCATCATTTTCTTTTCCATCAGCGCTGCGAGCTTAATCAACAATCCTGCTGCTTCATACGCTGACATGTTGGCCGTGCCTATGCTGAGTTCGTCGTCTCTTTCGTTGTTAAAAATAATCAGCACTTGTCTGTGGGCTTGCTCTGGGTCGAACGCTGTGACAATGTTGTAGAACAAGGTCTTCAAGTGTTCGCGTTGTTCTGAGGGCAGAGCATCAATGATGCGGTCTACTTCTGCTGCTGTTTCATCCATTCCAATAACTCCTTGAGTTCGTTTAGGTTGTTTTCATTTGCCACAAACGCCACGCCCCCGTGGTCCTTGATGGCCTGTAGTTCTCTGTCTTGCAAGGCTGTGGTTGTGTTCTTGCCAGCCTTGCATTCAACGGCTATGAAGCGCCCGCTGAAGCACCCAACGATGTCGGGTATGCCAGCCCTGCCAAAGCCATTGGCTGGCGGCATGAAGTGATAGACGTTGTACTCATCGAGCAGTGCCCGGACTTTCTTCTTCACTTTCGCTTCAGGTGTGCTTGCCATTTACAGCGGAGCCTCCTCATGTTGTGTTGTAGGTACTACCGACCTTGCCCGCCGCTTGCTGGCCAACAGGCTTGGATCGACTTTATCAAACGGCCACCATGTGCCGCTGTTGATTTTGTCCATCACTTCCAGATACTGAAGACGTCGGTGCTTGTTACGCGCACGGTCACGTCCTCGACTTTCTTTCGACTCTTCTTTTTCTTCTGCGGAATTGTTCCTTCGAACAGAACCTCCTTGGTCTTGAGCGTCTTGTGGCACATTGCACACCAGCGATACCTGTAGACTGCTTCTGGCTTGGTCACCGTCTCGTACACGCGAGACTTCAAGCTTCCGCACTTTGGACACTCCATGTTCTCTCCTCAGTCTTTCTTTTGGCATTTGTGATGTTCCCATTGTTTGCGGTTGAAAAAATATCTTCCACATTCCTTGCATCGAAAAACGTAGCCTTCGCGTACGCGAGTAGTTCCTCCTCTGTCATACGGGTCAGTTCGGTACGCAACCCCTTCGAATGTTCTGATGATTTCTGGTTCCATGATCTCTTTGCTTTGTAGTAGGTGGTGATGAGTTTAATGATTGTCCACTTCACGTCTTCTCCCTTTTTGCTTTTTCTTCCGCCAACATCTCCGACAATCTTTCTTCAATCGGCTTGTCTTGCAACGGCCTGTTTGTCCATGAATCCCAGATTGGCATTCGGTTGTTGATGGTCAAGTCGCCATTCGGACTGTTCTTCAACAGTTCTCCCATCTGGGCGCAACTTGCCGTTGGCTGTTTTGGCTCCGGCCCCGGGGGGCAGATTGTGTAGGTGTACGGCAATTTAGCCATTGGTCTTCTCCTTTTTTGCGTCCATGCAGTCTTTGCAGATAAATTTCATCGTCCCTCCAGTAAACATTTTGATGTGTCCGTTAAGAGTGGATTTGTCTTTCTGACATTTCCAACACATGCGTTTTTTAAGTAAAGTGTTTCGATTAAAAAGTTTTTGCG